GTTGGCGTGGTACTAGCAGGGTTTACCTTGGCATATGACACCTGAAATTGTAAATCATCATAGACTGTGTTCTGTAATTCAACCGTCTTATTGGCACCACAAGTCACCCTCAAATCTGACGCTGCAACATCACTTGTCTTGATCTGACCGTATGTTCCATCATACCATAAAGTCATATCGTTTCCAGCACCAAAATTTAACTTAGTCGTGTCCGCAGAAAGCAGTATGTCGGCACCACTCGGAGTGATAATTAAATCACCACCTGAAGATACCAAGAAATCCACATAGTTTGCGGGGCTCCCATCAGAGTCATTATAAATAAGTCGCAGGCAGTTGCCAGAAGCCTCGTTGACATCCAACCTACGAAGCGGAGCAGTTGTCCCGATCCCGACATTGCCGCTGGTTGTAAGAACAAGCTGGCTGGTAAAGCTTCCCGTACTCGAAAATTGAAATACTCCATTCTTAATGCCCATACCGCCCCATTGTGGGCTTGCACCCGGATAACCACTGCCCAACCATAAGAATGGAGTATACCCGTCGTCCGATGTGGTAATATATTCACCAATATGTCCGGAACCATGGATGTCTAATTTTGCTTCTGGGCTGGATGTCCCGATGCCGACGTTGCCTGCTCCATTGACAATCATTTTTGTAGTAGCACCAGCTTCTCCTGCAGCATTAGTTTTGAAATAAATATCGCCACCCTTGCCGTCTGCAGACTCATTTCGGATAAAATCTATCGCAGCGGCAACTTTATATGTGGTTATATCTCCAGTATATGACGCTTTGATTGAACCAAATGACCCATCCTTTTGAACACTATTCCCTAATAAAATAAATGCGTCATCATCCGTATTCCTAACCGTTAATGTCCCCTGCGGATTCGTCGTCCCGATGCCGACTTTAGTTCCATCTGTATAAATTGGACTATTTGCCAACCCTACAGCATCGGAGACATGGTAAGGAATATAGCCATTCGTAAGGTTGGTCAACTTAACTGTACCAAATATCGGACTGCCAGCAAGCAGAGACACGTCAATTTTTCCGGAGGTGTCAAGGGCAATAATCTTCCCTGCATCTGCAACTCCGGCACTAGCCACCAAGCCCTCAACTTCTTCAAGATTGTGTACCAAACGGTCAATGTCAGTATAAATATAAGTCTCGTTCTTTTTTAGATATTTATCTGCCATTTCTATCCTCTAATTTTTGTTACAAATTACTTCAACCTGAGCCGACTCATAGATAGTTCCGTCCACATGCCTAGCAAAGTTTAATAATTCAAACGTAATGGAAGGAGCCAGTGAACCGTTATCTGTCAGATTCATAGCTTCGGTATAAGTCCATGTTGCCGCATCAATATCTGTCATAGTTCTCTTCAAAATTCCACTAACCCAAACTTCGACTTTAAATAGTCCGTCCCTCCTGTTGACAACAAGCACCTCTCCGGGAATACCAATGCCAGCACCACCTTCCCTATTTCGTGGGGTCCATGTGAGAACGACATCCCTATCATACCGAGGAGCAAAACTTGATCCATTTGCCATAAAATTAATTGGGGTGAATGGAGTATGGGCTACTCCTGTAATAGCAAGACTTATTGCAATACAATCACCCTCAGAAGCCACATCTCTCACGTTAAAAGGTAAGAGTTTAAATTTCCTCGTCACATTGGCTACAATATCACCATTTGACACCACTGTTGTAGTCAACGGAACAAACCAAAACTCTGCACCATTAACATGACTTACTTTCTCCGTTCCAAACCTGCCTCGTATAATGTTATCTATTTTATATCGTACACCCGAAATCAGGGTAATAGTTTTAAACGAAATAATCTCGTCCCCAAGTAACGCTGTATTCTCCGCTCCAGAATATACCTCTTCCCATGTTGCCGTTTCTATCTGACTTCCCCCATCCACAAAATCAACAGTAAAACCATGTTCGTCGTCAATCATATTCGTGTCCGCTGAATAGCCCCCAACAAGAGTTCCAAATGGCTTCATGTTTGGACTGGTATCAAGATAAGAATAAGAAACTCCATCATCTATGCTCATCCACAGTTCAAAACCAAGATCATAGTCTGATTTTCTGCAAGCGATTGCAAGAACCGCTATCTCATCCTTACTCATAGCATAAGGGGCTTCCATCACCTTCTGGTGATCAAATGGGAGAATAGTATAATAATCTGGAACTTGAACCCTCCGATCTGGTGGGATAGTATAATCCGTAGGTGCCTTTGATATAGCAAGCATTTCCTCTATTGCTGTAATAATAAGTTTCTCCGACTCTACAGACTCTTCTTCCTTTCTGATAACCCGATAAATTTTGTTAGAAATTGAATAGGGAAGATACGAAAATTTAAATCTGTCACCAATCTCATGTCTAAAAAACTTCCTATTAACTACCAACTTTATCACTGCCAGCGGATATGAAAGTTTCCTCAGATAATTTCTGCCTGCCCACACAGCATTCTCATTCTTGGTGAACATTCCAAGCTGTACGGTTTTTGATACAGTCAGACCTTGAATATCTTTATTACCTATATCTACAGCAACCGGATCTGCAATAGACTTCTTAACATTCAATGCATCTATTGACCCCGGCACATAATAGTCCAAAGTCAATTTTGGATGTAAAGATGCATTTGAGTATTCCTTTGTATATAACGTCATCCCTTTATTAGGTGTCCCAGTCTCAACTGAATCTCGCAACAGAAAATTAGCAATCTTGTTGTGAGCAGATTGAAAATGTTTAGCTAAGTCCAGCACATCCCAACTGACCCACATCCCTGTAGGATTAAGTGGACACACAATAGAAGCTCCATTAGTTGTTATATAATCACCTCCAGCAGTAACCCAGTTATTAGCTCCGTCATATTTATTCCAGGTTGTTCCAAGTTCAGTCCAACCAGTTTGTATTAGTTCATATACCCAATATATTCTCCCAACAGGATCCAATCCATAAGTACTATAATAATATAAACCCAGACTGGCAGCAGTTATTATTGCACCATCTGGTAAAGCAGAAAAATTGAATCGGATCAACGACCTTCTATAATCAGTAGGACTTCCGACCCAAACATACATATATGTATATGACCCAACATTCGTATCAGGCGCACCATTCAATACCATCGAATCTACAATAGGTGGCTGAATAACCAAACTGCCATATATAGGTTCATGAAGTTTTGAATATTGAACCTTCACCTCATTAATAGTATTTATCCATGCACCTCTACTGAATTCTGGCTCATCCAGCAACACCGATTCGTCTACCACCGTAAGACTTGAAGCCACATAATCATCTCTAATCAATTTCGGATGAAATTTACCATCATTGCCGTATCTAATAATTGAATCTATATGAGCATTGATTGTCTCCAACAGTGACTCCATCGAACCTTGATCAAACAGAATGGAAATCCCTCTTTTCTCATCAAACAAATCCGCAGCAACATCTGTAAAGTCGGCTGAATACAGCCAATCCGTTGACATCCCACCAAGAATATTCATGATGTAATAGATTCCATGAGCAGGATTATAGTCCAAAGAATCTATTAGATTCAGAGCAGAAAAAGCAAACGTAGGGGTTTTACGCAAAACGAAACTCATCGTAGGAATCCTGTTATAATTTCCTATACAACAGTCATTAAAAAATGCCCAACAGTACCCACGCAACGGAGAATTAAGAGTAGAATCAACTAACAGACCTCCAAGAGTAGTATTGGCCACCTGATCGTCTGTTCCAAAATAAAAAGTAACAGTTCCCATTTCTCCGTCCAAGACAACATTTGCTTGTCCTCCGGAAACAGGACGGTCAAGCGTTCCGGTCCAAACAACCTCATCATTTTTAAGAACAGTATAAATCGCATCCACCGGACCCATACAAATTCCAAGTTGCCAGGAAGCATAATATTTATATCCCATGAACGTCATTATGTTATTATTTTTACCTTTAACAATGGTCTCTTTCCACTGAGCTACTGCCCTTTCTCCTCCGTACCACAAAAGATGCCCTGTAATTTTGGAAGTTCCCAACAGATCCTTAACTGGAACTCCGACTTCACTCGACATTGTCTGCATCGGCTGTAGATCAGGAGCTCCGGGTGTCTTAACATCAGGCCTTATAGGATCAATCGCCATTCCAAGGGAGAACCCAAGGGAAGCACCATATACCGCTCCCATTGGGTTAAACCCTGATATGACAAACCCAACAAACCCTCCTAAAATTGCCCCAAATAATCCACCAAGTCCACCACTCATATTAGTATCCTATAAATTAACACTAAATTTCATTGCGTTCTCAATGCCGGATTGTCCTCTGGTATATATGGAAATCCAAAAAAATTATTAATGTTACTGAACTTATCCCGACATGTCGCTATGCTCCCATCACAACCAGGATAAGCAGCAACAGAATTACCTCCAACAAGATTACTCATTGGATAAGCAATATATACTGTAGTCCCCACATGATAGACAATAGCCCTCTTCTCATCTCCAAACTCAATAGAACCGTAAGTAAAATATCCGTCCACGGAAAGGTCAAAAGTTGCACTCGTTAGAATAGTCTTAGTTGAATCAAGAGTCACTACAACAGGTGAGACTTTATAGTCTGCCTTTACCTTCCTACACCCAAACGTATAAGCCCCGATCACAAGGGTCTCAAACAATTTCCAGTTACACGGAATTTGATATCTCCACTTCGGAACAGACATCCCAAGATAGTGCTCAAACCCGACACAACTGATATTTCCCTGCACCCCTTTAAAAGAAATCGAACTAACCTGACCAAGAAAAATAACATCTGCTTCCAAAGGGACTTGGTCTCTATGCAACCTCATCACTTCAACCCAAATCTTTTCTACCGGATTGCTGGCAACGAAGGCAAATACGGGATCCTCTATATACCCAGCTTGAATCTCCATCTTCGTCACTTCCAAAGCCTCATCCCAACTGACTATTCCCCTCTGAAGAGTTGCTGGAACATAACTGACTGCTCCACCAGAAGGATAAGTAACAGCAACATCCCCACTTGTATATCTCCAATGAGTTATCACTGTGCCATCTCTCCAGAAATGATAAAGCTCTACTGGTTTCTTCTTTATCGCCTCTTCATTATTGATAAAAGTAGAAGTTACACCTTTCATGGAGCTGTCTCTTCTCCTCCCCAAACACCCCAAGCAGGTTCAGGAGAAATATATTGCACAACAAAATAGTTATCTATATTAACCGTTGAGTATCCAGAATCTATAAAAGGTTCACTCCAAGTCAAACATTTACCATTTGAAAATGCTTTTACTGAGGCAATTGCAATGGACGCAGGAGCAGTCAACAAACTTGCACCAGCCGTATCCAAGATATCAATATAGAAGTTGGCCCCATCCGACCAAATCTTGAACTGTAAAGTCACGGCCCCAAAATCTAATCTTGTAACATCTGTTGTCCATGTACTTCCAGTCCAATAATGCCATGCATCCAATGTATCCAAATACCGCAGTATAATCTGGTTTGAATAGGAAGCACCAGTATTGTACCTTCCAATATAGATTCGCCTTAATGGTCCTGCACCCGCTGATGTTCCAATAATACCAGCAACGGTGGCAGAATCGAAAAGACCAAAGTAAGACTGAGCATTATCGAGTCCAGCCATGACTGGGAATTCTTTAATGTAAGACAAAAAATTCCAATCAGAAAGAATGCAACCAGAGGTAAAGGCATCATCAGCAGAATCTTCGTTGATCACATACTTTCCCCCTGCGTGCGAAAGAACTGCCGAGCCATCAACTGACTCTGTAAAATTACCAATTATACCATCGTCTCCCTTGATACAGGTATCAATTATACTACTTACTGCAATGGCACCAGCATTCCCATAATACATATAAAAAGTAGTATCCGTTGTTTCAATCGAATCAAACTCTATCCAGACAGTAGCAAGTTGATTCGGCGTAGTCCCAGTTATAGACTCTATCCAATAATCAAGAAGTGTTGACTCATCGGATTTAGTAAATCTAAGATCATCAAAGTCTGTTGCAACGTGACTATTGCAGTCAACATCTTCACCAGATGCTCCTGCACTTTCTCCAACCAATAGTTTCATCTGATAATTAGTCACAGCTCCTGATGCCCTACTAAGAGTAATTTCTTTCCTATACCCCCACCCAGTCAACCAACCAGGAGGTACTGCTGTGGCTGTTGATGACGTTGATGACGTTGTCGAGCTTGTAGAAGAAGTGCTTGACGTACTCGAAGTCGACGATGTTGTCGTTGGAGAGGTCTCGGCAAAAAGAGTCTTGAAAGAAAGAGGAATCTTTGCAACTTCCTCCGTCACATAATCTATCTCAATCTCATCTTGATCAAATCTCCCCATATAAAGGAAACTTACAAGAAGTGCACCCAACTCATCAGTCGGACACGCTTTTCCTATTGCCCCAGCAAGAGCAAGGCTCGTGGATGTAGGAGCACTATTAATCCTCTTTATCTTCCACTCTCCATCTGGAAACAGAATGAAAATATACTTTCCTGCTACCGTCCCAAGCCAATGAGTTGCAAAACTTATATCCTCTATAGTCAACGAAGTCGCACTTGCCGCGAACAAAGACGTGACCAGAATATCATCAAGCCATGATGGAAACCAGAAGTTCCCTTGTCTTCCCATTTGAGAATCAAACAAATCTAAAAATTCCTGGACTTCCGATCGGGTGAAAATAAGATGGTTTGTTTTCAATCCAAAATCTGTTTCGCTAATATGATCTAACAGAAGAGTTTTCCCAAGGAATGATAAATGATCATATGGATGCAGGAAACTTCCAACAACACTATTTCCCCAATC